AGGATAATTCTGTTGACGCATTTAATCGTCTTAGAGTATCTAATCCATTTACTCTTTTTGATTCTCAGCATAGATATCAAACAAATGATAAATGGGATACCTTTGGTGTTACTGGTGGAACTGCAAATTATATTTTGAACGAAAGTGTCATAAATCTGGTAGTTGGAACGACTTTAGGATGTAAAGTAACAAGAGAAACAAAAAGAGTATTTGCATATCAACCAGGAAAATCATTGTTGGTTCTGAATACCTTTGCACTGAATACGCCCAAAGAAGGATTAATTCAAAGAGTTGGTTATTTTGGCATTACTGGTGGAGCAACATCTGGTGTTCCGTATAATGGAATTTATCTTCAACAAAATGGACTTACATTATCTTTATGCTTGGCAAGTGGATCTTTAAATTCAACAACAACTGTAAATCAATCAGATTGGAATACAGACAAATTTGATGGGTCTGGTGCATCTGGAAGACTTTTAGATGTTACTAAGGGAAATATCTTCTGGATGGATATTGAGTGGTTAGGTGTTGGAGATGTCAGAACAGGATTCATTGTTGATGGTAAACCAATAATTGCACATACTTTTCACAACGAAAATATACATTCAACAACATACATGACCACCGCATGTCTTCCCATAAGATATGAAATTTTCAATGGAGCAACAACTGCATCGTCTAGTACGATGAAACAAATATGCTCAACTGTAATGAGTGATGGTGGGTATGAAGGATTCAGCAGAAGATATAATGTCACTCATAGCGGAGTTACTGCACATACGCTGACGACGGCAGGGGTGCAAATTCCTATGGTTGCTCTGCGTTTGCCATCCAACAGATTAGATGCAATCGTTATTCCAGCGAATGTAAGTGCAGTTCTTGAACAACAAACATCACCAGCAGCCCCAGATACAGTTCAATATAGAATCTTATTGAATCCAACATTGACTGGTGGAACATGGAGTACGCACTTTAATGGAAATGTCGAATACAATATTACAGCAACTGGTGTCTCTGGTGGGGAAGATATTATTGGTGGATACATTAGTAGTTCTGGAAGTTTGGATATTAATAATGTCAATGAATTCAATTTTCAATTGGGTAGAACTCAGAAGGGTGTGAGTGATACATTTGTTTTGACATTAACTCCAGTGAATAATGGAGCAAGAGTTTATACTGATCTCTCATGGTTTGAACTTATATGAGTTAAAATATGCCATTAGATTTTCCAACATCACCTGTATTAAATCAATTATACACATTCGGGGGAAAAACCTGGAAATGGGATGGTGCTGGTTGGATTTCCTATAACATAGGATTAGTTGGTCCATATGTGATTTCTATTAATGGTGCTACTGGAACTATTTCTATACTTGGTGGTACTGGAATTTCAGTTTCTGGAAATACTGGTAACGTCACAATAACAAATGTTGGTGTTCTTTCTGTAAATGGTGCTACTGGTGCTGTAACTATTTCTCCTGTGGGATCAACAGGATACATCCAATACCATACAGGAGCAGGGTTCTCGGCAGACGATGGATTGTACTATACCTCAGCGACAGAAACCCTGACAATTGGAAGTGGTGCTAGACACATTGAGATTGTCCCAGGTGTTGACAACTTCGTTTCTGCACTTGGAGCCTCAAAACTCCGACTCACTCAGAGCGGGGGTAATGAAATCACCATTGGTGACTTTGATGGAACCTATGGCGGAAACAACACTTATCTTGAAGTATATGACCAAACCAGTACGGTTTCTATCTTCGCATCGAACTTTAATTGTCAAGCCGCGACAGTCATGCCCTTTGGTCTTTCGGCAAGTTTTCTGTTCGTATCTACAGGTGCAACATTCGATCAGTATGTGAACCTCAAGGGTGGACTACAAATATCTGGTTCTAGTGGGACGAATGGGCAAGTATTGACAAGCACTGGATCTGGTATCACATGGGCAACTCCAAGTTCTGGTGGTGGAACAAAAACATATGAAGTATTTACACCATTACATAATCAACCACCAGCATCTAATTATGCTACTGTTGATACTCGTAATTCAATAATGGTTCTTGAATTTGATGCTGCCACAGATGAATCTTCTGTATTTGTTGGTGTTATGCCAGAGGCAGCATCACTCGGAAGTGGATTAAAAATAAGAATACATTGGATGGCAGATACTGCTACATCAGGAACTTGTAGATGGGGTGTTCAAATTGAAAGAATGAATACTGATGAAGATTCAGATTCATTTGATACAGTCGCTACTGCTGGATCTACAACCAATGGTACTTCTGGTATTATAACAACAACAGAAATTACAATTACTACAATAGACTCTGTTGCTGCTGGTGAACCGTATAGACTGAAAGTTTTCAGAGATGCTGATGGTACTTCTGGTACTGATGATATGACAGGTGATGCCCAACTCGTTGCCGTTGAGGTAAGGAGTGCTTCATAATGGCATATTATTTTATAAACGCATCTGGAGGAAGTGGAATAGATTATATTCAAGGAACAGCGTCTTTATTTACATATCCATTTACAATAAATTTCTGGTTCTATCCAACAATTGATGCTATTGGAAACTTAGCGATGTTTGTGCTTCACAATACTAGTGATGTTCAAAGACATGTTATACAAGTAAATACAGGTACTACTAGACTTGTATATAACGCATTTACAACAGCAGGTGCTTTAGCGACATCAACAACTAATTATACAACTAACGCATGGAATATGGCAACTGCCGTAGGTACATCAGCAACTAGTAGAACAATATATTTAAATGGAGGTAGTAGTGCCACCAATACAACTTCTAGAGCAATAACTACTCCTACTAGATGGTTAGTAGGAGCAAATTATAGTGGTAGTATTTCTTCCACATATGAAGGTAGAATATGTGAAATTGGAATATGGAATGCGGTACTTAGTGCAGCAGATATTGCATCACTTTATAGAGATCAAAAAGCATCACTTATAAAACCACAAAATCTAAAAGTTTATGTGCCTCTAATACGAGATATAAAAGATGAACGAGAAGCAACATCTTCTATTTCCAGCACTATTTCAGACACAACTATAGAATCACATGTAAGGAGATATGGATGAGTATCTATGCACATGTCTATAACAATCAAATAATTGAATTTAAAGAAATAGATGATGCACTATATCAGTCTTGGGTTGCTTCTGATAATCCAAAAAAAGATTCATACAGAATTGTTCTATATGCAAATCAACCTTCTGTTTCTTCAACAGAAACGGTTGATGAGTCTTTTACGATCAGCAAGAACTCGGTTCAACAAGTGTGGACTGTACGAAACAAGACTGCTGACGAACTGAGAAAAACATGGACTGCTTACGAGTTCCTTCTCAGGTTTACACCGCAAGAAAGATCAGCGTACAGACAAGCAGCGCAAACGAATGACATGGTTGCAGATTTTATGTCACTAGCACAAGCAGCGCAGGAAATAATTTCAGACGATCCTATTACTATACAGGGAATGGATTATCTAGTTGCTATTGGGTTGCTTACTCAACAAAGACGAGATGAAATTTTATCATAAATAATACGGAGATATTATGCCAGCATCAAGATACGATATTTACGCAGAACAAGGATCTACTTTTAAACTGCATTTACACTACAAATATTCTGGTGGAACTGGTATTGATTTGTCAAACTTTACTGGTGCTATGCAAGTTCGTAGATCATCAAAAGACGATCAGGTAATATTATTCTTTACAGATAATGGAGTTACTGGTGGTGGTATAACTGGAGAATTTAATATTGGATCTGGTATTGCTGGTATCGGCGGAATTAGTTTTAATACATCAATAGCTGGTGAAGGTAGTTATACTGGTGGTATTTTTATTCGTGCTGATGCCACAACTATGAAAAATACACCATATGGAAAGCATTTTTATGATCTTGAATTAACAAATAGTCTTGGAGAGGTTCAAAGACTCATTGAAGGAACTTTTGAAATATCAAGAGAAATTACGAGATAATTGATGGCATCAGATAATCCAATAATAGTTGTAACTAATATTAAAGGTACGGAGACTACAATATCTCCGAACAATAATACAAATATTATTCCATCATCTCAGACCACGACAGTAGTCCAAGCATCAAGTCTTGGTATTGCAATCGCTGGACCACAGGGAATTCAGGGTGAGCAAGGTGATACAGGACCAACTGGTGCTACTGGCCCCACTGGTCCTACTGGCCCAACGGGACCAACTGGTGCTACTGGTTTAGATGGTTTGTCTGGATATGGATATACTGCGGCTCAAGTAATTGGTGATTATCTTTATATCTCTCAGGTAAATCCAGATGGTGTGATTGGTTCTCAATATTCAATAGGATTTGTTCGAGGAAATACTGGATCAACTGGAGCAACAGGGCCAGTTGATTTTTATGTGAGAACCTTAGAAGGTCTTTCTGGAAATATTGATTTATATCCAGGCAGAGCAATGTCTATTGGTGCATGTGGTCCAGATTATATCATATTTAATGTAAATAAAGCACAGACTAATAAATCATATAGTGATTCTTCTGCTGGTGTTGCTGTTTTTGATTCTGATGATTTTAGAATTGCTGGAGATGGAATCGTAAGGTTAAATAAAACAACACTTAAAGCACAATCTGGTAATTTTTCATCTGCTAGTGATTTTTCTGTTACATTCCGTGGTGGTACAGGTCAGGCAATATCTACACAGATAAATGGTGGAGATTTATATTTTAATATTGCAAGAGCAACAACTGGTGTTTGTGGAGTTGCTTATTATGATTCTTCTGATTTTAATATTGCAACTGATGGTAAGGTTACGTTAAATGGTGCTGTAAAATCATTAAATGGTGCTACTGGTCATATACAAATACCAATAGTTTCTTCAATTAATGGTGCTACTGGAATTATTTCAATAATTGGTGGTACTGGAATAGAAGAAAGTATATCTGGTAAAACTTTAACATTGTCTCTGGAAGTTTCTGGTGTTACATCTGGAACAACTGGTGGAAATGCTACAATTCCAATAATCACAGTTGATTCATATGGTAGGATTACTAATTTATCTTCAACATCATTTATTGATGCTTACAATGTAAGAGCGCAAAGCAATTCGTCAAATATTGATTTACCATTTGGTTTGGTATTAGATTCTTCTAGTTATGGTCCAATATTAAAAGATTCTGCATTTACTTTAAATCCAGGAACAAATAGTATATCATTTCCAGGATTTACATTAACACATAGTGGTTCGTCTGTAATTACAAGTGCTAGTAATATTTCTGGTGGAAATAAAAATTTAACAGTAAATCCATATGGCAATGTGGTTCTTCAACCACAAAGCACATCCGCTTTAACAACACTACCAATTTTAACTTTATCAAATTCGTCTTCGTTGGCATCTTTATCTGGTGCTGATTTTTATCTGGGACAAAAAGATTTAGGAGTTGGTGGCGTTGCTGCGAGTATAATATTTGAAGGTGATACTGATAACGGTTTTGAGACTACTTTATCTGTAATAGATCCAACCATAGATAGAACAATTTATTTACCAAATTTGAGTGGTACGATTGCTCTTGATAATGCAGTTGTTACTACTTTTAATGGTCTTACTGGTCCAGTAGGAATTTCTGCTGGAACAAATATTTCAATAATACAGAGTGGAAATACATTTACTATATCTTCTAGCGGAGGTGGTGGTGGTGGATCTACTGGTCCAACTGGACCAACTGGGCCTCAGGGAGTAACTGGTGTCACTGGGCCTGTTGGTGATTATGTAATATCAATCAATGGTGCTACTGGTGTTGTTACAAATATTAATGCGGCTACATCTACAATAACAAACACTAATAGTTCGACAACATTTTATCCAACATTTGTTGGTGGAACTGGTAATACTGGATTTTTCATAGATGCTGTTTCTACACCATTAACTTATGTTCCATCTTCTGGAACCGTTAGTGCAAAAGCATTTGATGCTACTTTTACAACAAATCAAGTTAAATTAGATGCTTCATTGGGTGCTATATTTAATACAGATGGAACGAATACAAATACAGTTGTAGCGTATGGTTTTGAATATAGTGGTGCTTCTCCATATTTCATTTCTTCGGGAACACAAAGAATATTTTTAGTGACTCAAGGATTACAAATATCTGATGGTGATTATGATCAGATCTATGGTCCTTCAACATGGGGTTATACATTCCCTGCTTCAAATGGATCAAGCGGACAAGCAATGTTGACTAATGGAAGTGGGCAACTCTATTGGGGTACGGTTGCAAGTAGTTCTTCGTCTGGTGTAATATCATTGAACGGATTAACTGGTATAGTTGGAATTTCTGCTGGATCTAATATTACAATTACTCCAAGTGGAAACACACTTACTATATCTGCAAGTGGGGGCGGTGGAGTTGATCAAGCATTTGTAATAGCAATGGCAACTGTATTATAAATAGGAATAGTTATGAAAAAACTACTCGGAACAGATTTAACAGGTTCGTATACCTTCAACCCATCCGCAAAGACTATTACATTTATTGGTCTGGGTCAATCTATTGATTTGCAGAATATTTTATTGATTACTAATACAACTGCAAACACTATAATTTATAACTTTGCAGATTCAAGTAGTGGTGCAGTAAGTTTTTCAAACAATGTTCTAACATTGGATTATAATACAACTTCGATGGCATCAACCGATAAATTACAGATTTATGTTGATGTTCCTGCATATGAAGAATCTCTCCATGACTTGCTTCGTCGTATGAACAAATTACTTGAAAGCAATGCGGTGGTTGATAATAGATTGAGACAAAAAGTTGTAATTGAAGCAATAGGTACAAACTTAGCAGCACCAACTGAAGTTAACGCTACTATTCCTATTTCTGGTTCAGTTAGCATTTCTGGTACACCTACTGTCACAGCGAATATTAGTAATGGTGTTGCTTCACAGACCGTATCAAATTCAGCAGCAAACCCATATACTTTAGCTTCCAGCACAACTGGTTTGATCATGGAAGGACCATTACATCAATTATGGCGTGTAGCAGATGATTCTCGTAATTTATATGCATCAGCAATCAGATCAAAACTTACTTTCACATAATAGGATAATATCATGGCAGTAACTAATCTTTTAAAAACACAAGTAGATCAACCAGTATTTGAATGGATGCGATTTGCTCCAACTGCAACTTCAGCAACTTCAGCACTCGCTGCAACTGATGATTTGAATACAAGATACATGTATTACGTTGTCGGTCAGGCATTATGGCGATATGACACATATAGCGATTCATGGCAAGAACTTGCACCACCACCAACTGCACCATTAACAGCAGTCGCTTTAAAATACGCAAAATTTTCTGGATATCGTGGTCATGCTATTGCTGCTACATCAAACACAATCACGATTGCTGGATTTGGTAAACATACTAATATTGGACAGGGATTAAAGATTCGCATTGTTGCTGGAAAAGGTGCTGGTCAAGAAAGAACAATTACACAAGTTGCCGATGCAGTTATTGCTGATTTCGGTCTTGCTACTACAGCATCTGCTACCACGATTGGTGATTCAACAAAGAGATGGCGTTTCAATCAGTGGGATGGTTATCAATGTCGTTTGGTATACAATACGGGTCAGAGTCAGGTCAGAAAAATTCTTTATAATGATACAACCACACTTACTTTTTCTGATACCAACCATCAAGCAATAGACAGTTTTAACAATACTGGTTTCTCGTCTGTATCTCCTTATGCTATTCCAGTTACTACTGCTGGTTCACAAACACATTTTATTATAGAATCATCCGTTGTTACTGTTGATTCTGCTTGGGATGTAACACCAGATGGTAGTTCAATATACATGATTGTTAGTGGTGGTCTTTGGTTGTTGTCATCTGCGTCAACAACTCCATTCTCTACATATCAATTTTATGATATTCTATCTGATACATGGTTTACTAAAACTCCAATTGGCGCACATCTTTCTGCCGCATACGGTACAGATTTTGCAATCGATAGAACTGGAGAAGTTGCTGGAGCATTTATTTCTGGTGTCACAGCAACATCAGCGACCGCAAGAACACTTGTAAATTCTGGTGCTACACTTGCAGTTGATCGCTATGCAAATCACCAACTAAGAATAGTAAGCGGAACTGGTATCGGACAACGCAGAAGAATCGTTGGGCATGGAGCAACTGCATTTTATGTAGAAAAAGATTGGGTAGTTACACCCGATAGCACATCGGGTTATGCTATCTATGGAGATACTGATAAGATATGGTTGAATGGTAATGCTAGTGCATGTATTTTTGGTTATTCTGTTGAAGGTGATATTTGGTCAAATGGACACATTTCAGATTGGGGTATTGCTAGAAATATAAGTGCTACTCCTTATGCTGGTGCTTCATATGAAGCACCACACCCAGGATTTGGTGTTTCGACAATTGTAAGAACAACATCTGGAATTGTTTCTGGTGCAGTCAATGCGGCAGGAACAAACTATGTTGTGGGTGATTTGGTGACTTGTTCTACAACAGGAACAAACGGAACATTCTATGTGACATCAGTTAATTCTGGTGGAACAGTCACTGGTCTTCAACTTGCCGCCAGTGGTTCTGGTTATTCAAACGGTTCATCTAACACTACTGGTGGTTCTGGTTCTGGTCTTACAATAACACTCACTGTAGGAACTACTGCATTAGTTACAACAGCAACAAACCATGACTTCCGTAGTGATGGAACTGATCAAGTAAAAATAGCAGGATGTGCTACTGATACTTCATTCAACGCAGTATTTACCATAATTGGTGTTGGTTCAATAACAACATTCTCAATTGCTGCACCATCATCATCAGCATCTCCAACTGCTACTACTTCTCAATCATCAACTGTTCTTGTTGATGCAGAGAAGACATGGGCAACAAATGAGCATACTGGAAAAGTAATTTATATACAGACTGCTGGTGTTACCCCAACATTACAATCTCGTAGAATAACTTCAAATACTGCAAATACAATCACTATTCCAAGCTTAAGTGCTGCCGCCACAAACGGTACTTCACGATATGTTATTCAAGAAGTTCGTGGTTTCGGGGCAATGTGTACAAATAAGATTGATAATAAGGCATCATTTGGTTGGGCAACATCTGGAACTGCTACCACTCTTGTCGATTCAACAAAGAACTGGAATAACAATCAGTGGATCAACTGTAGAGTCAGAGTAGTTAGTGGAACTGGTATTGGTAATGAATCTACTATAACAGGAAATACTGCCACAACACTTACTGTGGCATCATGGGGTGTTGCTACTCCAGATGCTACATCGAAGTATGAAATATTAGAAACATATGGTGTAGTAACAACTGGTGGTACTGCTGTTGCAACTATAACGGATGCAAACAAAAACTGGACTACAAATATTCTTGCTGGTAAGAGAGTAAGAATAATTGCTGGTACTGGTATTGGAACTGAAGTTGCTATCACATCAAATACTGCAACTGTTATTACTTGTGCCTTGACATTAACAACTGATACTACTAGTGTTTATGTAATTTATGAAATTCCTGCTCGTTCAACTGGAACATCAATGAACTGGTTGTTTGGACTTTCGGATACTGCGAAGAGGGGAAGATATCTCATTTCCGCTAGAGGTGGTGCTTCAAATATTATGGATTTCTATGATATTCCATCAAATACATGGGATATTACACAATTCTTTAGCCCAATGAGTACCACATTAACAACTGGTTCAATGTATACTTACGATGGAGCAGACTCTTTATTCTTCACGAAAGATGCTACAGGTCGTATATATGAACTTGATTTAGATACTATGGAACTTCAAGCATCTGGAATCACTCCATATGCACATAGCACTGCTATAATTGGCAGTAGAATGGAAGTGGTATCCACTGATGATGGATTGAAGTATCTCTATGTGATGCGTCACACTGGTCAGGAAATGTGGCGTACACTTAAGTTCTGGTGAAATAGGAGAATAACATGGCACTATTAAAACAAATATACACTGAAGACAACACTGGTGTTTATGCCGAGTATTGGAAAATTTCAGAAATTAATTCTAACTGGTTAACAAATAGAATAGAAATAATATTGGTTGGATTTCTTTCTGAAGAGGCAAAACTTTCGGGAAGAAGTCCATTGCTTAAGCGAACGGTTACTGCAACTGGAGATCAGGCATTGCAATATTTTTCAGCAATAGTAATGCAACCAGAAGGAATTGATATAATTCATGAGGCATACATGTATGTTAAAGGATATGCACAAGAGTTTTATGATGCACAGGATGTTTAATATTTGACAAGTTAATTATTTCTGATATAATTTTATTATGAACACCTTAAAAGTCTATAAAAAATATCCAGATGTAAAAAATATTGAATTTGCAACAAAAAACTCAGCATGTTTTGATATTTCAGCATATATTCCATATCAACAATCAGTAAAAGCATTTACAACCACAAACGATGATGTTGAAAAACTAGCAGTTCAGGAACAAGGTTCTGAATGTTTTATTGAACTTCCTCCTCAATGGAGAGCGTTGATCCCAACAGGTCTTGTGTTTGATATTCCAAATTTTCATTGTATTAAAATTTATGCAAGATCTGGTCTTTCTACTAAAAAGGGATTGAATCTTATCAATTCTACTGGTATAATTGACTCTGATTATGTCCAAGAACTTTTTATTCCTATCTTTAATAACTCTCAGCAGAAGTTGAGAATTTCGAATGGAGATAGAATTGCTCAAGGTAAACTTGAACTCTTGACGCTACATGGTATAGAATACATAAATGAACGACCAGAACGAAAAAGTGATCGTGATGGTGGATTTGGATCTACTGGAGTAAATTATGCGAAGTGAAGAACTATTTAAAATCCATGAACAAATATGCAATGAAGCATTAGAACTCATGAAAAAGAAAAACCATGACTATGCTGGTAAATCTGGAAATGATCCATTTGCCAACTTTACTAGAGCAGAAGCCATGGGAATCACAACGACTGAAAAAGGAATGCTTGTCCGAATGCTCGACAAGATGAGTCGTTTATCTTCTTTTATGGATGCAAAAGAATTTAAAGTTCAAGATGAAAAACTAGAAGATACCATTAAGGATATGATAAATTACTCTATTCTTTTATATGCATACATGCAAGATAAGAATGATTCACCACTATATGCTGACATTGATAATATTGATATAGAGTGGAATAATAAGGGTGGAATTGTTCTTGATTCAGAAGATCCGAAGGTAGTATGAGCTTTTATACAAATGTTTATTACAACGGCTCGACAATTTTTTGTCGAGAAATCAATGGTGACAAAAGACTCAAGGATTCGACAAAGTTCGAATCCTGTCTTTATATTCCTACTGATAAACCAACAAAAATGCGAAGCATCAGTGGTCGCCCTGTCGATAGGATTTGTTTTAATTCTTCGTTTGAATCATTAGAATTCAAGAAGAAGTATGACAATGTAAAAGACTTCGATATTCATGGTGATATTGGTGTAGAATATCAATATATCTCATCAGAATATGGTACTGAATGTGAATACGACTTCTCCAAGATTCGTGTTCTTTATATTGACATCGAAACAACATGTGAAGATGGCTTTCCAGAAATTGATAATCCAAAAGAAAAAGTAATTGCTGTTACTTGTAAAATTGGAGATGAATCAACTGTATTTTGTCTTGGTGAATATAAAGCCACAGGCGAAGAGATTGTCAATGAATATGACAATGAAAAAGAACTTCTTTATGATGTAATTCAATACTTTCAACGAAAACAGCCAGATGTTATCACTGGATGGAATATTCGATTTTTCGATATTCCATATCTTGTGAATCGAATTAAGTCATTCGAGGACTCTGAACTACAGGCAAAGAAGCTTTCTCCTTGGGATATTATCAAGGAAAAGAAAGTAGAAAAGTCAGGAAAAGAGTATACGGTTTTTGAACTAATCGGTATTTCTACTTTAGATTATTTTGAGTTATATAAAACATTCACTTATGTTACTCAAGAATCATATAAACTAGATCATATCGCTTGGGTAGAGCTTGGTGAACGAAAAATTTCATACGAAGAGTATGAAAGTATTTCTGATTTCTACAAAAAGAATTTTCAGAAATTCATTGAATATAATATCAAAGACGTAGATCTTGTACAAAGACTTGAGCAGAAGATGCGCCTGATGGAACTC